TAGAGCGTCTGGTCGAGATCGACCTTGACCCTTGGGTCTTCAAGTCAGACAAGTCAAGCCTTACGGGTGGTGCCGAGATGCCGCACCTGACGGATAAGGAGATTGCCGAAGGTGAAGGGGTCTCGCCGACTTACGTTCCGTTTCGAAATGGAAACCTTCTATCCACGGCCGCTTCGATCGCTCTCACCGCGGGCGCGGAGGCGATCTACTTCGGGGCCCACGCCGAAGATGCTCGCGGTTGGGCATAGGTTGTGCCCATGAAACCCCTTCTAGATACCGGGAAGGCCCAGTGATGGGGAACCCGAGGCAAGCAGAGATTGCATATGCAGCCGGGATCTGGGACGGTGAAGGGTCTTGCGCCGCGTACCTTGGTGGAGGAAAGTACCGGCGGGCTTTGGTCTTCAACGTCTCGGTGTGGAACAACGACGAGAGACTTCTGTACTGGCTCCAGGAACGATTTGAAGGAGGAGTCTACCTTAGGAAGAACACGGCCTTCGAGTGGCGCGTAAACGGCTCAAAGGCCTACAACTTCCTGAAGCAAGTGTACCCCTACCTGATCGTTCGGAGGACATCAGCTGTCATGATGTCCAAGGTATGGAAGAGCCGTCTCGATCGCCCCCTGCTAGTAGATGCACTCCAAGCTCGTGCAGCCGCAGAGACTGAGCGAAGGGGCCGTCGTAAGAAGACGGATGCGACAGTCCGACCTGCAGGGCAATCTGCAGAGGTTGGCAGAAATGACCAACCCCTCCAATCGGAGGTAACAACGTGATCCGGATTGTACTCCAGAGTTCATTGGTGCCATGGCAAATTCAATCTGGGTCGGGACTTACCACAAGGTACGACTTGTCACTCCACTGGAATGGATGATGAAGAAGGACATCGTCCGCAAGGGTCTGGAGCTGGGTGTCCCGTACAGCTTGACCTGGTCCTGCTACGAAGGCAACAAGGTCGCCTGCGGGAAGTGCCCGACCTGCGTAGAGCGCCTCGAGGCCTTCAAGGCCAACAACGCAGTCGACCCGATCGAGTACGCATCATGAACACGACAGCGGTCAAGATCACCTTCATCATCTGTGCCACCTTCGTCCTGCTACTCCTGATCGGCACGTGGAGGGGATGCAATTGATGTACAAGATCGGGAAGACAATCAAGTTCGCTGCGGCACATCATCTTCCCCAGCTGCCTGAGGACCACAAGTGCCGCCGTGACCACGGACACAACTACGAGGTGTACGTCGAACTCCAAGGCGACCTAAACGAGAACGGCTTCGTGATGGACTACGGAGAGATCAAGGACATCATCATGCAGTACGACCATCAGGACCTGAACGAGATGGTCGACTTCCATCCAACCGCAGAACATCTGGCTGCGTACTTCTGGGAACTGATCGAAGACCATTGCGGTGACAACGTCAAGATCCTTCACGTTCGCGTCAAGGAGACCGACGACTCATTCGCGGAGTTTACAAACAGATGAGGCCACTGCGATGCCTACTTGGCTGCCACAAGTGGGAGGTCAAATGGAAGTGTATCCGTTGCACTCTGTGCGGAGTGGTGCATTACTAATGATCTACGTCTTCCAGACGGCAGGATGCTCAGACGTACTGAGCATCTCCGCACAACACGATGCCTGTGTTGTGTTTCCGACCTTCCAACACGCCCTGCACTGGTGGCCCATCTACCGCAACTGGTTCGACGAAGCACACGGAACTGATTGCACTTACAAGTCAAAGACGGCAATCGTGACGCGTTGTAACCATCGAGCCTTGCGCCTGTGGGTCCCTGTGAGCACGAGGGGGCGTACTACAGAGGCAGAGATCCCAATGGACTATCGACCCGATCGACTCTCCGGCAAATGGTGGTTCTTCAGTCAGTACTTCCACAGGGCGGATCTTCGAGACCTGGTGGAGGGAATATGAAGCTACGACTGAGTGAACTGTACACCAGTATCCAAGGTGAGGGACCGAACGTTGGAACGGTCAGTACCTTCATTCGCTTTGCAGGATGCAACTATAGGTGTCCAGGCTGGCCGTGTGATTCACCGTACGCCATTGACCCGAAGGTGTACAACAAGGAGTCACGCTGGGTAGAGCCAGAGGGAATCATGTTCGATCTGCAATCAGAACCGAGTATGAACGTCACCCTCACCGGAGGCGAACCGTTCTTACAGAACCGTGAAGCAATGTCCGACTTGGCACATATGCTTCTGTCGACAGGACGTACGATTGACATCTTCACGAACGGAAGTCGACCCTTCCCAGCCTGGATACAGAACGATAAGGTCACCGTGATCATGGACTGGAAGCTACCTGGTAGCGGAGAGGCCCAGAAGGACCTCGACGTCCGTGAAGTGAACCGACGAAACCTCGACCCCAAGGACGTAGTGAAGTTCGTTTGCAAGGATAAGGTAGACCTCCAGGCTGCTACTGAATGGATGCATCAGTGGGGTCCTACTCGTCACCAAATCTACTTCGGTGCGCCCTGGCAAGATGGCATCCCGGAGTCTGACGTTGCCAGGTACATGATACTGAACGATCTTCACGAAGTCAAACTGAACGTGCAAGTGCATAAGTACATCTGGCCACGAGAGGTGCGAGGTATATGATCGACGAGGTAGTGGACTACCGGTACGAGTTGTTGAGGGCTGGGTTCGCCTCGGTAGTAGAGGCAATCGACCCTGACTGGTCAGAACACCCTCACTTGAAGGACACACCGAGTCGCGTCGCACGTATGTTCACCGAACTACTCAACGGAACTGAATTCGAGTTCACGACCTTCGACAACAAGGACGTAGACCAGATGGTACTGGTTCGTGACATCTACTTCTACAGCCTGTGCGCTCACCATATGCTACCGTTTCACGGTCATGCCCATGTTGCCTACATTCCTGGAGAACGACTTGTGGGACTAAGCAAGTTCGCTCGGGTGGTCGATCACTTCAGTCGTGGCTTGAACATCCAAGAGGAACTCACGGCTGACATCAAGAACTTCCTGGTCGAGGAACTGAAGCCCAAGGGCGTCGGTGTCATTCTGGAAGCCGAACACCTCTGCATGTCCATGAGGGGAATCGAGCGCCCAGGACACCTGACGACCACGTCGGCAATGCAAGGAGTCTTCCTCGACCCAAGCAAGGGTGCACGGCAGGAATTCCTGGAGCTGATCGGACGAAGACATGCCTGACATGATCGATCACCCGCCACACTACAACCAGGCTCGCGTCGAATGCATCGACATCATCGAGGACCTGGGCTTGAACTTCAACCTCGGCAATGCCTTCAAGTACATCTGGCGCTCCAACATGAAGGGCTCTACGACTGAAGACCTCAAGAAGGCGAGGTGGTACCTTGACCGAGAAATTCGACATCGAGAAGGTGGAGATGGGGAGCCGGACCTTCTACTCCTTGAAGTGGAACGACGACCCGACGATACTACTGTTCCGCTTGCACCTGGCGGGGTACATACCGAAGGTACCGCTGGCGTTCGTCCCAAACTGGCCTAAGGAGGATTGATGCAGGCCGCAGTTATCGCCCCGACAGCGTTACTCGACCGCTACTGTGTGACAAGTTACCACCTGGCGCTTGCGCATATGACAGTAGCGGATGACGACTACCGATACTTCTATGCAGACCGCAAGCGCCAGGGTGACTTCGTGATCATGGACAACTCCGTCATCGAACTGGAAGAGCCACTCGACATGGACGACCTCATGAAGGCGTGCATGATGGTAGGCGCCGATGAGATCGTTCTGCCCGATCATCCTCATGACTCGAAGAACACCATGGAAGATGCATACGAGTACAGTGAGTGGGTCTACACTCGCTTTCCGATCATCCGGCAAATGGCTGTGCCTCAGGGTCGTGACATTCAAGACTGGATGGAGTGTTACTTTGAACTAGTCAAACTGCCCTTCGTCGACACGATCGGGATCCCCAAGTCACTCGGGTCTGGACGATTGATCGTCATGGAGATGATCGACAAGGTCCTGCACGACGTGCCCAGGAAGGAATACCATATGTTAGGGACCTGGGCGAATCCGACCGAGATCCAGAGAGCAGCGAACCATTACGACTGGGTGCGAGGAGTCGACAGTAAGATCCCGGTTCGGGCTGGCTTGGCTGGTATTCAGTTCCATCCACTGCACGGACTCATGACAGAGCGACACCAACTCCCGCCACTTCTGTTCGACACGACAGAGGATCCCTTCCCCGTCGTCACTCAGTTCAACGTGAACACGTTCATCGACTGGGCGCAAGGGATCGTTGCGACAGAGGGGGTGATACCGATTGATTCACGTCTACGTCGACACCACGGAACTGAACCGACAGGACAAGCAGGACGCGGATCGTGAACCGATCATTATCCGGTGGCACGACGGCACGATCGAACGGTGTCACGAAGTACGACTCGACCGAGCAGTTGTCCGGTACTTCCCAGAGGGAGTCAGGCTTGGAGACGATACAGTCAGAGTCGCAATCCTCTTCCCCGACGAAGACGGGGTCTGCGTCCCCTAAGGCTCCGTACGCTCACTGCGAACAGTGTCCACTCAAGGATGAACCGTTCGCAGCAGGTAACGGACCTAACAAGGTGACACTGGCAATTGTCGGTGAAGCACCTGGGTACGAGGAGGCAAAGCATGGAACCCCGTTCGTCGGGAAGTCAGGACAACTTCTCTCCAGCATTCTCCGCAACGCCGGGATCGACCGTGAAGAGGTTTGGGTTACTAACACTTGTCTCTGCAGGCCACCGGACAACGATACACCTTCGACTGTTGCCATCCATTGCTGTCGAGACCGTCTTATTCAGGAACTTCGTAACACAGGGGCCACGACAGTCCTGGCGCTTGGGAATACGGCAGCAAAGACGCTGCTGGACACAAGAACTGGCATCACTGAGTTACGAACGGTCCCTGATGCAAAGTCGCCCTGGCTGGGTGGAGTTCGAATCATTCCTACCTTTCACCCGGCAGCAGCTCTTCGTGCGCCTGACATGCTTCCCTCGATTGTCACGGACGTCGGGAAGATTACTCGAATACAAGTCGGTTGGGAGTACACGAAGTACAAAGTCGCAAAGACGCCAGAACAAGCAGTCACACTCCTGAACAAGCAGGTGCACGCGAACAACTTCCTGACTCTAGACATCGAGGTTGACGTTCCTGACATGAGGAAGATCGATGCGCGTCGACCGGGTTGGTTATGCTTCGCAATTTCCCACAGGCCCGGATCCGCGGTTGTGTACCCACGCAAAGTGATTGAAGACACGATCTTCCGTCAATGGCTGAAGCCGGCTCTGACTAACCCAGCGATCACTTGGGGGTATCAGAACGGCAAGTTCGACATCCAGTACCTGTGGGAGATTGGCAAGGCACAGGTCGGCTGGGACTCCATGTTGGCGCACTATGCGACCGACGAAAGGAAGGGGACACATGACCTTGAATCTCTTGCCGTCGAGCTCCTTGGCGCGCCACGCTATAAGACTGATACACGCCAGTATCTGCCATTCAAGGGAGCCTCACTGTCATACCTTCCAGACGACATACTGTACCAGTACAATGCAGCAGACGCTGACGTTACACACAGACTCCGTGAACCTCTTGACCGGCAAGTCATTGAAGACGGGGTGACTCAAGCATATGACGAACTTCTCATACCGGGCTCGAATGCACTGGCCGAAGCGGAGTGGTGGGGCATCAAGGTCGACAGGGAGCACCTCGCAGAAGTCGGCGAGGAGCTTCAGGCCGAGATGGCTGTTCAGGAAGAAGAGCTGGCCCCCTTCGTCGGGAACCCAAGGTCACCACAACAGGTGAAGCGAACCCTGAACGACATGCTCGGCCAGGAACTGGAGACGACCAACAAGGAACAGTTGAAGAAGATCATCGAGGCCTACGGAGGGAGCGATGCCGCAACATTCTCGGAAGCCCTCCTTGCATACCGTGCGAATCACAAGTTGTACTCCACCTACGTGCGGGGGGCCTTTAGACACGTGGTCCGGGGTCGAATTCATCCTACATTCCTACTCCACGGAACTGAAACTGGTCGCCTTAGTTGTCGACGTCCAAACCTACAGAATATCCCTACAGGGTCCACTATCAGGGATGCGTATGTTGCCGGTCCCGACAACGTACTGCTATCGGCTGACTATAGCCAGATCGAGTTCCGTCTCGCAGCCATCTTCGCCCAGGACGACCAGTGGATTTCCGAATTCAAGTCAGGTCGTTCGTTCCATAAGGAAGTGGCTGTCAGGTTCTTTGGACCTCGCTACACTGGACTCCAGTATCTACGAGCAAAGGCTGTCAACTTCGGAATCCTCTACGGTCGTGGAGCAGGAAGCTTAGCTGCAGAGTACAAGATACCTTGGAGTCAAGCCCAGGCCATGATCGACAACTTCTTCCGGGCATACCCGAAAGTCGGACCGTGGCAAAGGGGTCTGTGGAGG